AGCCGTGATCGAACAAAAGAAAGACGCACCAGGCAACCCACCATATTGGGTGTGTACTAACTGCAAATGGGCTTTCCCAATACTGCAAGAGGCTAACGAGCATAGTAGGAGATGTGGCAGAGATGAAGTAGCCCCTATATATCGACATTACGAAAGAGATATTAAATGACTAGAGAAGAACTACTAGATCAGATCGCAATTGAAGTTTTAAAGAACCTGCCCCATAACTTAGCCCGTGATGCTTACAACATAGCGGAGTGTGTGCTTGAGCGTAGGGATGCAATAGTTCATAAATGGGCTTTGACCGAGGCACTGATTTTTGATGGAATTGAAAAACTCCATTTAACCGTTCGTTCTGAGCGTTGTTTAAAAGCAGATGAAGTTTATACATTATCTCAATTATTAAACTGCACAAAAGACAGATTATTAAAAACTCCCAATATGGGCAGAAAAAGTGTTAATGAAATAATCGAGAAACTAGCAGAGCATGGTTTTAAATTAAAGGGTGAGCCATGAAAAAAGAACTTTTAATCGGTTGTGGGTCAAACCACATAAAGAAGATGGCTGTTGATGGAACACCAGTTTTTGATAATTTAACCACTCTGGACTACAACTCTGACCACAATCCTACTGTTGTGTGGGATTTGATGAAGCTTCCACTACCATTTCCAGACAATGAGTTTGATGAAATCCATGCTTACCAAGTGCTAGAACACCTTGGACAACAGGGTGATTACAAACTATTCTTTGCTCAGTTCTCAGAATTCTGGCGACTTCTCAAGCCAAATGGTCATTTCCTTGCGACTTGTCCATCAAGAACTTCAGTCTGGGCATGGGGTGATCCAAGCCATACAAGAATCATGCAGCTTGAGCAGTTGGTGTTTTTGTCCCAAGATGAGTACAAACGTCAGGTAGGCAGAACGCCCATGTCCGACTTTAGGAATATCTACAAAGCAGACTTTAAAACTGTCTTCCAAGAAGAGGATGATGACATCAGGTTTGTACTAAAAGCCATTAAGAATTGATTTTGTAGCTATAATTCAAGCCATGAAACAACGTGGCGGTTCAAGAAAAGGCGCTGGTCGCAAGAAGATCAGCGAACAAGGTAGGACTATCCGAGCAAGGGTAGCGCCTATCCATGAGCAAGCATTGACCTTGGCAGGGAATGGTTCCTTGTCCGAGGGAATAAGACGTTTAGCTGAGAAGCATTGGAGATTAATTCATGGAGAGCAGCCCCGACAAAGCAATTCAGTATTTGATCGACACCGCACCCTTGTACGCCCAAGCGAAGTCCGAGCGCCTGTACCTGGAGGAGTTCCGAAAGTCCAAGAAGGCTCACCTGATGAGCCAGGCAGGGACGGAAGTTCTTGGTAAACAAGAAACCTTTGCCTATGCCCATGAGGAATACATCGAAGTTCTTGAGGGCATAAGAGCTGCCGTGGAAAAAGAAGAGAAGTATCGGTGGTTGATGACTGCTGCCCAAGCAAGGATCGAAGTCTGGAGAACCAACCAGTACTCAGCCAGAATGGAAATTAGGGCAACCCAATGAACAACAAGCTGAACAATAAGGAAAGATTCCACCTAGCAAGGGTAAAGATGCTTCCATGTTCAGTATGTGATAAGGCAGGACCCTCAGAAGCCCACCATTACAAACAAGGTCTTCAATATACCTGCATAGCATTATGTCAAGACTGCCATACTAATTCTATTTTGGGATGGCATGGTCAAAAGAGAATGTGGCATATAAAGAAAATGGATGAGATTGACGCACTCAATAATACGATTAAACGATTATTTGATACCCCGTCCGAAAATAATAATGCTTTCTAATTTCCAAACTTTCAAAAACTTTGAGTTTCCAAAAATTGGTTAACTTGACTTTATAAAAAGTAAATGCCACTTTTTTGTAAAACACCCATTTTTAGGGTAAACCCTTAGTTTTTTGTAAGTTAGCACTTACTTCGCAAAATTATGTAAGTTGGCGCTCACCTCGCTAGACCTAAAAACAGCGCATGAGACACAATTTAAATATATCCCTAGAATGCCATTAAAACCCGTTTTAAGCGCTTTTTTTGCTTAGTGCATGGATAGTATGCATGAAACCATGAAAACCGATTCTAGGCGCTTTAAACCAATTTGCATGATGTGAGCGCTCACTTACAAAACACTTTCAAAAAAACCCGCATATTGCAGCGGGAATTTTGGAAAATGCTTTTTAGATGCTATCGGTTAACACCCAGCAAGTGTTTTCGTAAGCTTCAAAAACGCAAAATTTATCATTTATTTTATCGAAGGGTTTAATTAAAACGCCTGGTTCCCCTGAAGGATAAGTGAATTTTTCAAGTATTTCACCTAATTTTGCGGGATCACAATCGTAAGCCACAATTGAACCGATTTTCATAATGTAGGTTCCTCAATTTCCAGCCATTCCTCGATTATTTCCGTTCCAGCGCATAACGTGGCCCGAATGCTATCGATTGCCATACTTGCAGCATATTTTTGGAATTTATCGCTTTGTATGTATGCTTCAAGTACAGTTAAAGCCCCGAAAACGGAATTTATGTCATTGATCCCTTGATAAACCATAAAATCATTCAAAATTTTAGGGTGTACTTTAGGTGTTTTGGGTTTTCTAATAGTCATTTTTTGGCCTTTTTAATGTAATTCGTAAGAGATAACGTTATCTGTCCAGCATTCCCGACAATCGAGACATGCCCCGTTTTGTTGTGGCGCTTTGCATGGTGTCCCTATAGCGTTTTTTGTATGCACGTTCGATGCTGTAATGCCTGGCACGTTTTGCAAACTAACGGGGATCTGCACGGGTTTATCGGGATACATAGCCGACAATCGAATAGTCAAATTTTTAGGAACCGCATTTTTTCCATGCTTTTCTATGAATTCCTTAATTGTCCCGTATTCCCTTGTCGGTAGCCAATGGCGGGTGTCGGGTGTTGCCAGGCAAACCGCTGCAATTTTCTCAAAATGCTCAAGGTTTTGTAGGTCACCGCTATCGTGCCAGCGGAAAAACGGATCTTTCCCAATATGGGACACCATGCCCGACACCCAAAATTCTCCGTTGATGCTATCAAGACGGGAAAATTGAGCGGGTTTAATGTTGTTCGCATACATTTTATAAAACCCCTTGTCCGCATAACACATGGAACAAATTGATCCTGGCAATTGGGCCATTTTGAAACCCGTTTTACATGCCTCAGTCGGTAAACTGTAGGATCTGCACGGCATTTTTGTCGTTGACGTAAGGGAACCGCAAACGATAGCCGCCTGGGTTTTTGTCATTGACACAATGGGAATGATTTTCATAATTGACACCTATTAAAAAAAGAAAAGATTTTTAAACCATGCGACAGTCGGGGCATTCTCTATAGCCCGAATAATTTATCTCCCATTGCTCATATGGGGTATCACACCCACAAATGCACGTTTGCAAAACGTCAATTTCAAAAGCAATTGAATTCTGGATAAATTCCTCTCTTCTCTCATATGGGAGAGAAAAAACAATGCCAAATTGTCTATTAATTGCTTCTATCACTTGCAAGGGCAAAACCCGCAAATTGGGTTCCTCTTTTGAGTCGCTAACAGTAATTTGTCTCCCATTGGGCATTGTCACAAATTGAACCGCTGCAATTGATCCATGCTTGATTGTGTATTTCATTTTTGACACCTATTAAAAAAAGAAAAGAGAGATTAAATTGTGCAACACCCGCAACATGGTGCATCGATGCAGCGCCCGTTTTTGTTCCGATAGAACGTTGACGGGCCTTGTTCACCAAAAAAAGTGATTGTGTCGCTATCGGGTTCTAATACGGCCCGTTTTGTAGCGGTATCGTATAGGATCCAGTCACCTACATTGATAACCGCATTCGATTGTGAACACTTAGAACGGAACCTTGAGCGCATTTTCTTAAGCATGAGCGGCCCCTATTAATTCCAAAGGATCAATAATTGTGCAGCGGTTCACATGGTAAGCGCTGGCCCTATAGGTGGAACCCGAAGCGCCCAAAACCTTAACATGCCAGCCACGCCTAGGGCCAGCGGGTGAAATTAGTTCGAATTCCCGACCATGCGGAGAAAATATAACGATATCCCCTTGTTTTACTTTAGTTTTGGGTTTGCGCTTTGCATTCTCTCTGCATTTATTCCGCCATTTAAGCGCCCATTGTGCAGATTGTCTAGCGTCTAGCGGATCAATCGGGGCCAGTTTGTCTAGCAGATCAATCATTCGAAGGGGCGCATTAGCAGAGTAAGGCCCACAATTTTCGGTCAATTCCTTATAGCCGAATTCACCTTTTGAGCGGGAAAATTGAACGACAACACCATAGAAAACGGGATCATTGCCAGGCGTAGAGAATTTACAAACCGCATAGAACACGTTCCCCTTAGTGGCCTTGTCTATAAATTCCCATGATGCGCCACTGTCATTAGATCCCGTCAATTCACGGGTAAGGATATCTGCAGCCTTTAGGCTGGCATTGTCTAAAAATGATGTGTATCCCATGTTGATCCCCTTACTTAACCAAAACGTCAAAATAAGACAATAGCCCTATGCATAAGGCTACACCTATACCGATAGCGGTTAAGAGATCAAGTAAATTTTCTTTCAAGTATTTCATGTTGACACCTATTAGTGGATACGTTCCGATTGAACGTGCATTTATAGTATCAACAAAAGAAAAGAAAAGTATAGGTACAAACCCTATGTTCAACAACTTTAAACCCTTACGTATAAACCCTAATGCGCTTTGATTTTGTAGCCACAATTAAGAAAAGAAAAGAAGGGGAAACCCACAACAAGGGATCCAGTTATGTAAGGGGATAGACAAGGGGAATACATAAGGAACATAAGGGGAACGGATAACGTAAGCATTGATAGACCTACATTTAAAACATTGATAGAGAAACCTTTTAGACACCGACACAATCAATCTCTACACACCTATGAGACAAACGCAAATAAGAATCATTCGCATTTAGACTTAGGGTTTACCCTCATAGGGTTTCTACCTAGGGGTTTACCATTAAGGGTAAGTACGTAAGGGTAGGGTTTACCCCCCCCTATCGATAAACCGAGGGGGCGCTGTGACAGGGGACATAAACACACATCAACATACCCTTCAAAGCTAAGACCCCCACCCACCCCCTATCAGGAAGAAAAGAACCCTCCAAAAAATTTTTTTATAGTTTAGAATTTGTAACCATTAAATCAAGGAGAAGATATGGCAGGATTTCCTATGAGGAGAGCGTTGGAGAAGAAGATAGAAGAGCTTGGAGGGATAGAGTTCGTTACCGCACATATCTCTCAGGGAATGACCATAGGACGCTTGGCAGAGTTCATAGAGTGTTCTAGGCCCATGCTTTCTTTCTGGATTAACCATACTGATGAGCGTAGAGATGCGGTACTCGCTGCTAGGAAGCTAAAGGCTGAGAAACTGGCAGAAGAGGCTTTAGATATTGCTGACCAAGCAGATGAGACTTCTAACTCAGGAGTTAACAAAGCCAGACTACAAGTAGATACCCGTAAGTGGATGGCCTCCAAGCTTGACCCTGAGAACTATGGAGACACCGCCAAGACCCAAGTCAATATCTCTTTGGGTGATCTACACCTCCAAGCACTTAAGCACATGGGTAAGGCTGAAGTGGTTACCTTGGAAAACAATGGCACATAACCCGTTTATCCAGTTCATTACCCTATACAGGAATGACCCTGTTCTGTTTGTTAAAGAGGTTCTAGGGGTAGAGCCTGATGATTGGCAACAAGACTTTTTAACTGCCGTGGCCTCTGGTGAGCGAAAGATAAGTATCAGGTCTGGTCATGGAGTGGGTAAATCTACTACCGCTTCTTGGGCGATGCTATGGTTCTTGTTGACCAGGTATCCCGTCAAAGTCGTGGTGACTGCCCCTACTTCTGCCCAACTGTATGACGCTTTGTTTGCCGAGCTTAAGAGGTGGGTCAAAGAACTACCCCAACCTATCCAAGACCTACTCGATGTCAAACAAGAGAGGATAGAGCTAAAGGCTTCCGCTACCGAGGCGTTTATCTCTGCAAGGACTTCTCGTGCTGAACAACCCGAAGCCCTCCAAGGTGTCCACTCTGAGAACGTCATGTTGGTTGCGGATGAGGCTTCTGGTGTCCCAGAGGCAGTATTCGAGGCTGCCGCAGGTTCTATGTCTGGACATAACGCTCTAACCATCCTACTTGGAAACCCCGTTAGGTCATCTGGCTTCTTCTTTGACACGCATAACAGGCTCAAAGATGAGTGGTGGACAAAGAGAGTATCCTGTATTGACTCTACTAGGGTGAGTAAAGAGTACGTAGAAGACATGAAATCTCGCTATGGCGAGGAAAGTAATGCTTATCGGATCAGGGTTCTGGGTGAGTTTCCAAGGAGCGATGATGACACGATTATTCCTATGGAGTTGCTTGAGTCTGCTAAACACAGGGATACAAGAGCTTATGAAGATGCTCCGATCATTTGGGGACTCGATGTGGCTCGTTTTGGCTCCGATTCATCTGTTCTATGTAAACGTCAGTCTAATGTTGTACACACTCTTGAGAGGTGGAGGAACTTGGATCTGATGCAGTTAACAGGTGCAGTAGTCGCCCAATACGAAGCCTGTGACCACAAGAGTAAACCCACAGAGATTCTGGTTGACTCCATTGGCCTAGGCGCTGGTGTTGTTGACCGACTAAGAGAACTAAAGTTACCATGCCGTGGGATTAACGTGTCCGAAAGCCCTGCAATGGGTGGGACGTATCTCAATCTTCGTGCAGAACTCTGGCATAAAACCAAGGCTTGGCTAGAGAAACGGGACTGCAAGATACCCAATAACGAAGATTTCATTGCTGAACTGGCGACTGTAAGGTACACCTTTACATCTAATGGCAAAATAAAAATCGAATCTAAAGATGATATTCGTAGACGGGGACTTAAATCTCCTGACATGGCTGATGCTTTTGTCTTGACATTTGCCTCGGATGCCGCCACCATCTCATGGGGGTCTAACTTGTCTTGGGGTAAACCGATTAAAAGGTTGATTCGAGGATTGGTCTGATTGCCGTTGCCATTTTGAGCCACCCTAAAAAAGTGGCTCTTTTTTTTATTAACACAATATGGTAGTATTGACAAACCTTTTAGGAGATCCCTATGAAAATGGATGAAGCAGCCAAAAAGATTGGCAAGGTAATGGGCGAATACAAGCGAGGCAAGCTCAAGTCTTCCTCTGGTGACAAGGTTAAATCCCGTGACCAAGCTGTCGCTATCGCAATGAGCGAGTCCCGTGCTATGCCCAAACGTGGTGGTAGAACCGCTACTAACCGCAGTAAGAAATAAACTAAGGAGTAATCATGGCTTTCTTAACAAGAGATAACAATGGAAATACCATTCCTAATGTTTTTAGGATTGGAACTAGTCAAGTAATTGCCGCAGGTAATACAACTGCCGCCAGTACTGCTTTTGCCGCAAGTACAACCCATGTTCGGGTAGCTTGCTCTTTAGGTCATTGTTATGTTTCGTTTGGATCTGCTCCAACCGCAACTGTCACTACCAGTATGCTGATTCCAGCAAATACTAGCGAGATATTTGCCGTTGCCTCTGGTGACAAGATTGCCCTTATTAAAGACGCAACAGTTACTGGCTCAACAATCAGCGTTACGGAGTTATTATGAAACAAGGTTTATATGCCAATATCAATGCCAAACAAGAACGAATTAAAGCTGGCTCTAAAGAAAAGATGCGAAAGCCTGGCACTAAAGGTGCGCCTACTGCTAAAGACTTTAAGCAAGCGGCTAAGACTGCTAAAAAGAAATGATTAAGCGTGGTTCAGAAGAGTTCTCTGGCTACAACAAGCCAAAGAAAACTCCTAACCACCCAAAGAAAAGCCATGCTGTATTGGCTAAGTCTGGTGACGAAGTGAAGTTAATTCGCTTTGGTCAACAAGGTGTTTCTGGAAGTCCTGATGGATCTAAAAGAAACGAAGCATTTAAAGCCCGTCATGCTCAGAATATTGCCAAAGGCAAAATGAGTGCAGCGTTCTGGGCAAACAAGGTTAAATGGTAACTATGAACTGCCCAACCGCAACCTATGACATTAAGTTCAACCTAAAGAATCGTAATTGGGCGATCAAGAATGTTGACTATGGTCCTGCCAACCCAGAAGAAGATAACGAAGAGTACTGGCAGAACCTTGCTGATATGTGGACAGTATCCATTGATGAAGTTCAAGAGATGCGATGCGGTAACTGCGCTGCCTTTATCCAAACACCTGAGATGCTAGATTGCATCTTAAAAGGTATAGATGAAGAGACTGATGGCTATGCCAAAGATGTCCAAGGTGCGGCTAATCTTGGCTACTGTGAACTGTTTGACTTTAAGTGTGCAGGTGAGCGTACTTGTTCAGCATGGCTATCTGGTGGCCCTATCACCAAGAAGATGACCAAGAATCAGCAGAATATGTTGATGATGGCTAAGACAGAATACGACACGGAGAGCGAAGATGAATGATCTAATCAACTCTATTATTA